TCAGCTGCCCGGCATCGACCGGATCGACTACGTGGACAATCTCCGAGGCCGGGATGCGCACGGTCTCGCCGGCCAGCCCCGGATCGGTCACATCGCCCGGATGGCGGCGCAGGAAGTGGTAGGCCACGCGGTGGCCGATGGCATCGAACTCGATCCCCTGGCGGATCGCCCCGCCGCCGGGCAAGGGCTCGTTTCGGGTGAGCGGCAGCATCTCCGAGGGGATCATCTGCAATTGCAGCGGCACCGGCAGCCCGTCCTCGGGGCGGCGCGGGCGGAAGCGGAAGAACACCTCGCCCGCGATGAACACCTCGCGTGCGGCACGCCGCTGCAGCCCGTAGAAGTCGGTGAAGCCCTCGGCATCCGCCTCGTCGGTCCAGTCGAGCCAGAGCCTTTGCACCCGTGCCTTCAGATCGGCATCGGCGATGAGCGAGGAGGGCTTGATCCCGGCGCCCACGACGTTGCCGGCCCAGCTTTCCACGGCATTCACCGCATAGCCGTTGTTGCGCGAGAGCCAGCGCGCGCGGGCGGTGATGTCGGCCCCGGCGGCCGCGATCAGCGTGTTGAGATGGGCGCGCGAGGGCTGGAAGTGCCTCAGCCGCCGACCGCCCTGGCCGGCATCGAAGCCGCCGACGAGGGCGCCGATCCGCCGGCGCAGCTGGCCTAGCGCGCGCCGCATTCAGAGCCCCTTGCTGGCGGTGGCCCGCACGATGCGCCGCCGCCTGCCAGCGCTGGCATCGGCGATGCGCCGTTCGATATCGGCCAAGGCCGCGGCCATCTCGGCGTCCGAGGCATAGGTGATGCGCCGTCCCTCCACCTCGACGGTGCGCACGCCGCGATAGCGCGCCTCGAGAAGCGCCTCGCGCCGGGCGATCAGGTCATCGACAAGCATGGCTCACCCCATGTAGCTCGAGCGGAAGACGCGCCGCGCGCGCCGCCCCGGTTTGCGATGGATCCGGCCCGCGGGCGCCTGCCCCTCGGACCGCTCCGGTTCCGTGCCCCTGACGCCCACCTGTTCCTCCAGGTCGGCCCAAGTCGCCTCGCCCCACCGATCGGCGCCGGCGATCCAGGCGGCAGCGCGGGCGTAGACGCGGGCATCGAGCGCCTCGTTGCGTTCCCGCAGCTTCTGCCATTCGAGCCTCGCGAAGCCGCGGCGGTTGCGCACCGTCACCAGCTGCTCGGCGACCAGCTGCTTGAGCCACTCGCTGTCGACCCAGCCGGGCAGATGCACCGTGCCGGGCGGGAACGCAGCACCTTCCTCCAGTTCTTCCACCGTCGGGCGCGCCAGCCGCAGGAAGCGATAGGTCTCGGCCTTGAAGGTCGACACCGCCACGGTCCAGAGCCGCGCGCCCCGGCGCAGGCGCTTGCCCGAGACGGTCGCGTCGACATAGGTCGGCCCCGAGACGGGGCTCGCCCGGTTGAAGCCCTCGACGCCCTTCACCGGCGCCACCTGCGCGAAGCCGACCGAGCGCGCCCAACCATAGACCGCTGCCGTCTCGTAGCCCGTGTCGATGGCGAGCCGCGCGAGGCCGAGTTCGGCGCCACCCACATGCCGCCAGCTGCGGCCGAGCAGCTCCGTCAGCGCGTCCCAGCATTCCGGGTTCGCCGGGCCGCCCTCGATGACGACATGATCGACGAGCCAGCTCTCCAGCCCACGGCCCCAGGCCCAGACATCGACCTCGATCCGGTCCTTCTGCACATCCGCGCCGGCGGTGAGGAACAGGCCCCGCTCCGGCACCGTGCCCGCCGGCCAGTCCTCGCGCCGCTCGGCGATCCGCTGCCAGTCGGGCGCGTCGCCGGTCTCGATCCATGTCTCGCCGAGCACCGTGTTGCGGAACACCCGCTCGGCCTCGTCCGATCCCGCCGCCGTCTCCTTGTCCCGCGCGATGTCGGCCCAGCTCTTCCACCCCGGCGGCGAGTAGAGCGCCGAGAGATGGAAGCCCACCGTCCGCGCATCGCGGGGCTCGGCGGTCGGGCGCCATTCGCCGAGTGAGAGCATCGCCGGCTTGTGATGCTCCTCGATCGGCTCCTCGCAGGCATTGCAAGTGTACGCCGCCGTCTCCGGTCTGCCCTTCTCCCAGCGCAGCCGCTCGAACCTGAGCCACTGCATCGCGCCGCAATGCGGGCATGGCACGAAGAACCGCCGCTGGTCGCTCGCCTCGTATTCCCGCTCGATGCGGCTGACGCCGCGGATGGTCGGCGTCGAAACAAGGAAGACCTTGCGCCGGTGCGCGAAGGTCAGCGACCGCGCCTCGGCAAGACTCACCGGGTCGCCTTCCTCGTCGGCCGAGGCGGGATAGGCGTCGACCTCGTCGAGGAAGACGTAGCGCGCCGGCATCGAGCGCAGGCCCACCGCCGAGTTGGCGCCGGTCATCACCAGCACGCCGCCGGGGAAATCCTTCGACAGCTGCGTGTTGCCGCTGTCCCGCGCGCGCGCCGGGCGGACGCGTTCCTTCAGCGCCGGGCTCTCCTCGATCAGCGGGTCGATCCGCTGGCGCGAGTTGCGCTTTGCCAACTCCACCGTCGGCTGGACGGCGAGCATCGGCCCCGGCGCGTGGTGGATCACGAAGCCGATCCAGTTGTTGCCGGCCTCCGTCGCGCCGACCTGCGCGGCTTTCTGGAACACGACCCGCTGCGCGGGATGGCCGGGCGAGAGCGCATCCATGATCGCCCGCATGTAGGGCGTGCGCTCGGTCCGGTAGCGCCCCGGTTCCGCACTCGCCCGCGAGCTCAGCCAGCGATGCCTGTCGGCCCATTCCGAGACCGTGAGCCAGGGATCGGGCGTGAGGCCGCGGCCCCAGGCCCGCAGCAGCGCCTCCGCACCGTCAAAGGTGGTGATGGTCTCGCCTACCGCTTCGCTGCTTGAGGCGATCTCGTCAGAGGCCGATCCTTGGCTGGGAGAGTTCCTCGAGATGGGCGCGGACATGGGCCTCCAGAACCTTCTGCATGGCCGCCGTTTCCGTTCCCAACTCCGCCGCCATCAGCGCGGCCACCCGCGCCGGCCAGTTGACCCAGGCATCGCGTTCCTCGCGCGCGAGCCGGAACACGAGCGTCTCGGCGCGCACGCGGTCGACGAGTTCGCCCTTGAGCTTTTGCAGCCGGATGCGCCTTTCCTGCGCCTTCAGCACCTCATGCGCCGTCTTCGCCTGCAGGAAGGTCGTGCCGCCGCCGGTCGCGGGGGCGGCAAGCCCCTGTTCCCGCAACGTGTCTCCGACCGCCGACACCGCCGCCTCGGGCACGGGCTTGAGCTTCTGCGCCTTCCTGGTCTTCGATGGGTCGGTCGCCTCTGCCCTGAGCCTGTCGGACGCCGCGGCGTCGATGCTGCCATCCTCGTGCAGGACGAGCCTGCCGGCGGCCTTCGCCTTCTGGATCGCGCCGCGCGACAGCCCGACGCGGGCGGCGTATTGGCGCTCGCTCATGCCCTGCATGACGGGCTCCGATTATCATTCAAGTTCATGTGCTTATCGAGTTGATAAGCCTCCACGACAGAGCGAACGTCGATCCCACAAGGACGATGCAACTCACCCGGAGCCAGCCATGACCCGCCTGAACCCCGAGACCACATCCCGCCACCAGCTTCGCGCCGAAAAGGCCCGGAAGAACCAAGAGGCCGCGCTTGCCGCCTTCATCGGCAAGAAGGCCGAGATCGACGAGATGCTCGCCCGCCTGCAGGCGCTCAGCGACGACCATTTCAACGTCAGCCCCGACGACGTGAACTGGGGCCATGTCGGCACGCTCGGTCACATCGCCGAGCGTCTCGCCGAGATCACCGCATTCGCTTTCGGCGAGGACGCGCCCGACGCGTGACTGGCGCCCCCGCCGGAACTCCTGCCGCGCCGACGCGCGGCTTGGGGTCGTGGGAGGGCCGCGATGCTCGCGGCCCCGACGAAGGAGACGACCCCATGACACAGATCCAGCTTTCCGATGCCCAAGCCGTCATCCTTTCCACCGCATGCGCGCGCGAGGACGGAGCGGTGTTTCCCGTGACCGCCAGCCTCAAGGGCGGCGCTGTCGGCAATGTCTGCAAGAGCCTGCTGAAGCGCGGGCTGATCGAGGAGGTCCCGGCGACCGATCTCGAGACCGTCTGGCGGCACGACGAGGAGCGCGGCCCGATCACGCTGCGCGCCACCCCGCTCGCCTACAACACACTCGGGATCACCGACGCGCCGGAAGAGACGCCGCCGGCGGACGCGCCGCCCGCCCCGGTCCAGCGCCGCAAGGGCACCAAGCAGGAAATCCTGATCGAGATGCTCCGCGCCGAGAGCGGCGCGACCATCGACGAGATCGTGGCCGCCACAGGATGGAAGCCGCATACGGTTCGCGGTGCCATGTCGGGCGTGCTCAGGAAGAAGCTGGGCCTGACGATCATCTCCGAGAAGGTTGAAGGGCGCGGACGGGTCTATCGCATCGCCAGCGATTGACATCCGGCCCGCCAGAATCCTGTAGCCGCCGCCCCGAGCGGGCGGCGGTGCTTATTGGTCGCCGCGCAATCGGCTCGCCTCGAAGAGCCGTCGCAAGAGATACCCGCGCACCAGCGAGACGCCGACGAAAGCGAGGCCGATGGTCATGTGCTCGGCGAGCCCCGTCTCGATCCCGAACCACGGGAACACGACGATCTGGGTGGCGACGGCCAGAACGTAGCCGACGACCACGTTCGTTGCCGCCTCGACCAGCGACATGGCCCGACTCTGATTCATTCGGCCGCATCCTCATCCCTCGAGGCCGGGGTCTCGTCCAGCCGCTCGGCCCTAACCTCCGCAAATGTCCGTCCATCGCCATCGAGGATCGCGTCGCGGCCGGTCTCGGCCTGCCAGCGCTCGACGGCGACATCGACATAGGCCGGGCTGATCTCCATTGCGAAGACACGGCGACCGCTGGCCTCGCCCGCCATGATCTGCGAACCGGACCCCGAGAACGGCTCGTAGCAGAGCCCGCCGCGAGCGACGTGCTGGCGCATCGGGATGCCGAAGGCATCGAGCGGTTTCGGCGTCGGGTGGTCCGGGCGCTCGTCCTTCGCAAAGGACGGCATTTCCCAGGTCGACGGCAGCGTTTCCTCCGCCACCTTCGGCGGGCGGTTCGGGCGGCGCCAGCCCATGAAACAAGGCTCGTGCTTCCAGAGGTAGTGCGACCGGGTGAGGACCCCGCGGTCCTTTACCCAGATGATCTGCTGGTGGACAAAGGCGCCTGCCTTCTCCCAGCAGGCCTCAAGCATGGCCTGGCGGCGCGAGGCGTGCCAGCAATACCAGGCCGCGTCCTCGGTGATCGCTTCGGCAACAGCCGCGGCGATGAAGCCGTCGTAAAGCTCCGCGCCCTGGCTGCTGTCGTCCCAGGTCGTGCCGTAAGAGGCGGACCAGTCCTTATTGCGGGTCGGATGGTTGGACCCGTCGTAGTCGACGAGATACGGCGGATCGGTCGCGAACAGCACGGCGCGCTCGCCGTTCATCAGACGGCGCACGTCGTCGTGGTTCGTGCTGTCGCCGCAGAGCAGCCGGTGGTCGCCGAGGATCCACAGATCGCCCGTCCGCGACACCGGGTTGCGCGGTGGTTCGGGGATGGTCACCGGAGGCACGGAGCCCCCGGCGCCAGCCTCTTGACCGTCCCCCTCCGGCACGAAGGCCAGCAGCTTGTCGAGTTCTCCGTCGGAAAACCCCACCAGCGACAGGTCGTAGTCCTCGGCGAGCAGGTCCTGCAGTTCGGCCGACAGCAGCGCCTCGTCCCAGCTGCCGAGTTCGGTCAGCTTGTTGTCCGCGATGCGGTAGGCCCGCCGCTGCGCCTCGGTCAGATGCCCGAGCACGATCACCGGCGCCTCGGTCAGCCCCAGTTGTGTCGCGGCCAGCACCCGGCCGTGGCCCGCGATCAGTTCGCCGTCCTCGCCGACGAGGCAGGGCACGGTCCAGCCGAATTCGGCCATGCTGGCGGCGATCTTCGCGACCTGGTCGGCTCCGTGCACCTTCGCGTTCTTCGCGTAGGGCTGGAGCTTGGCCAGCGGCCAGGTCTCGATCCGCTCGGGGGCGAAGCTCAGCGTCATGGGCGGTGTTCCGTGAATGGTGGTGGATTCCGGCGCGGCGGAGTCCACCGGCTTGCGTGCTGGACTCCGGCATCCACGGGGTATCCACCCCGCGAGTCCGGTCATGTGTTTGAAATTACGAAGGTTTCAGGGCGCCGGGGGTGGATCCGGCTTCCGGGTGGCTTCCCAAAAATCCGGCCCTGTCGCTGGCCATATTGCGCGCCAAGCCCGCCAGCATACGATTTCGGCCCGAAAGGAACCGTTGTCTCAAAGGGTTAGCAGACAAGGTGCCGCCGCAGCCAGTCCGCGAGAGCGGGCCCGTCCATCTCGCCCGCTGCAAGCGCCATCGTGGCGGCGTATTTCTCCTCGGGCGACGCCGCCAGATCAGCGCCGTTCAGCCGCAGGAAAAGCCGCATCACCACAAGCGCCGTGCGCTTGTTGCCATCCACGAAAGGATGATTGCGGGCGATGCCGAACCCGTAGGCCGCGGCAAGCTCGGCCAGATCCGGCGCCGAGTCGGCATAGGCCAGCCTGTCCTTCGGCCGCTGCAACGCCGAGGCGAGCGCCCCGCGGTCCCTGATGCCCGGCCGCCCGCCGTGTTCGGCAAGCTGCCGGTTGTGGATGGCCTCGACCACGTCGAAGCGCACCCATGCAATCCGATCGCTCATTCAGCGAGCTTCTTCAGCACGTCGCGATCCTCGCGCATGATCTCTTCGGCGAGATCCATCTGTGCCGCGAACTCCGGGTCGTAGGGCGTCAGCTCGATCCCGTTCGGCGTTTCCACAGCATAGAGACGGTCGCCCTTGCCGACGCGAAGCTTCGCCAGGAGCTCCTTCGGCAAGACGACCCCCACGGAATTTCCGATGCTGATGAGCTTCAGGCTGGACATGGCGGCGTCTCCTTGAATACCCACGTTATAATATGCGTTATAACTCTGCCCTTCAAGGCGTCCCCGCGCGCGCCTCTCCCGAGGATACCCATTTTCTACCCCGGGAGAGGCGTTTTCGTCCCGTCGAAATGTGTCCGCCGCACATCTTTCCCGCTCTTGCGCTCCATCACGCGCCGCGGGCCAGCTCGATCACCTTCCGCTTCGACAGGTTGGGGTTGAACCGCCGCCGGTTGAGCCTCAGCGCGATCACGCAAAGCCCGTAGAGCCAGTGCTGGTGGGCGGCCGAGCGCTGCAGCCCGACCGTCCAGCAGATGGTTTTCCACCGCTCCCCGTATGCGCGCATCCAGATGATCTTGCCGTCTACGGGATCGAGGCCCACCGTCCAGGAGAGCGTCTCTTCCATCCGGCTGATCGCCTGCGGCGAGGGCAGCACGCGCATGGGCCTTGGCTTCTGGCCCACCTTGTCGCCGAAGGAGTGGATGATCTCGGGCCAGGTGCTGAAATAGCCGCGCCGTCGCGGCTCGGGCAGGCGCTTGAGCACGAAGGCCGCCTCGGCCAGGCGGGCCTCGACGAGAGACGGGGTCCACTTATCCATGGCACCCTCCATCGTCGGCAGCACGCGGTCCGTAGAGCCGTTCGCCCAACTGGCGAACGAGCTCCCGTTCAGGCCAGCTCAACCGGTCATCATCCACTGACACCGCCAGCACTCCCTGCTCCTGCCAACCCTCGCGCTTCACCTGCTCGGGGTCGCGACGACGGCCACCGTAGCCCTTGGGATGCCACCTCATGCGACACCTCCATTCGTCTCGATCGCCCAAACGAGGATCGCGATGGCATCGGCCTCGTTATCGTCGGCGGGGCTGAAGCCCCGGGCACGCGCAGACGCGATCATTGCCTCCTTCGGCGCGTTGCCCTTGCCGGTGGCGTGCCGCTTGATCGTGCCGACGGGAACGCCCTCGTAAGGCACGCCGCGCAGTTCCGCCCATGCGGTCAGCGTGGCCATGAGGCCGCCATAGACGTGCGCCGCGTCCGTACCGGCATGGCGGCGCACCTCCTCGAACCAAATGGCGGCGATTGGGCCGGACAAGCGGTCGATCTCGGTGAGCCAGTTGGTGAAGCGCAGGTAGCGCATGCCGCCGCCATCATAGCGGCCTGGCCTGAAGCTCGCGGTCCCGCTGGTGATCAGCCCTTCGGCCGAGCGCAGCGCCCAGCCGGTGCTGGTGCCGAGATCCAGCGCGAGAATGCAGCGGTCGAGAGCGCCGGCGGCCATGGAAGGCGCCGGAGCGATGTGTGGGGAGCGGTCCATGACGACCTCCTCTTCGAGTGATCGGCCAAGGCCCACGCCTGCCTGGATCGAAGGCAGCACGCGCGCCCGGACCGGGATCGCGAGATCGGGTCAGGGTCATGGTTGGGGGCGTGGTGAGCGCCCAAGGCTTTCTTCAACGGCTTCAGTCCCTCCACTTGAAGGAAGTGGGGCTGTAAGCCATTGAGAGAAAGGCATTTAATATCTTCTTTCAATATTTCAGTTTCTTCAATGGGTATGTGTGGCATACCCCTCCTCTCCCACGCGCGAGGGTCTTTGCGTGAAATATTGAAAGAAGTCCCTCGCGCCGGATTTTTCGCGTCACGACAGGGGCTTGGGCGGGAACTTCCTTCAAGTGAAGGATGGGGGCCGTTGAAGGAAGCATCGCGGCGGCCCTCACCGCAGCGCCCGGAAGCGCATCGCCTTCCGCCCCCCGGTCTCCTGCTCGACCGTGACGATGTCGCCGCTCTCCACCAGCGTGAGCAGGATGTCGTCGCGGTCGCGCGCCCGGAGCCATTGCGAGGCGCGGGTCAGCTCGGACTTGGTCATCCCCGCCGCCCCGGCCTTGCGGATGATCTCGCGCAGGCGCTTCAGATGCGCCTCGGTCTCGGTGTCGGCGACATGGCGCTCGACCGCGTCGATGGTGCGCCGGGCGAAGTGGCGCACGAACTCGATCGCCCAGACGGCGTCTTCCATCCGAATGACGGGCTGGACCGCATCCCGCCCCACGGCGAGGACGAGCGCAATCTTGGCCGCGTTCTCCGCGATCCGGGCAAGGATCGGGGTCTGGAACGTGCCGGCGGCCGCCCTGAGCTCGGCAGTGATCTCGTCGCCGAGCGCATCGAACCGCGCCCGTGCGCCCTCGTCCATCGGCACGGACATCGGCTCCACCGCGGTCTCGGGACCGGCGGTCCGCCCGGTGAGGTTCCCGCCCCCAGCGCCGCCTGCGATGCGCTGGAGCCCCTCGATCAGCGCCGGCGGCGAGGGGCGCAAGCGCGCCGCGCGGTTCTCGTCCGGATAGTCCTCGTCGGTCGCAAGGATGATGAACCGGGCGAGCGAGCCGTCGACGACATGCGCGCCCTGAAGCGCCCCCCAGAAATGAAGCGGCGTGGTGGTGCCATAGACGCAGAGACAGGGCTGGACGATGTCGCGCCGCTCGTTCGAGCCGTCGCGGTTGGCGTATTCCGCGCCGAGGAATACGCCGCTCGCCGCGCTGTAGAGCTCCGTCATGTTGTCGAGGATTTCGGTGACGTGGCGCGGGCTGCGTTTGCGGTCGGCCGCGGCCGAGAGGAACATCCCGAACTCGTCGAGCTGGAAC